AGGGGGTGGTGGCCGCCGACCCTGTCCCACCCGAAGGCCGCCGCTTCCAGCGCTGGCGCCTCAGAGCAGAGGAGATGGCCGCATGAAGTGCCCGCTTTGCGCCGCGCCAGAGCTGGTGGTCGTGGATAGCCGGCCGGTGAGCGACAGCGCCGTCCGCCGTCGCCGCAAGTGCCTGACCTGCGGCCACCGACTGACGACCATGGAGATGCCGGTGGCCGAGCATCAGCAGCGCGGCGCCCAGCACGCGCGCCTGAACGAGATGTCCGAGCTTCTGGAAAACATGGGACCGGACGACGCCGACACGCTCCTTCAGCTCGGCCGGCGCCTTACCCGCCATGAAGTCGACGAAGGATTCTCGATCCCCTTCTTCCGCCGCCAAGCCATCGGAGCTGACGCATGATCGAGGTTCACTACATCAGCCACATGGGCGACGACCTGGCGGTGGTGAACGCCGCTCGGGTCAGCTTCGCGCGCCACTCGGACCGGTTCCGGGAGCAGGACGCCCGGCTGCTCGACTATCTGGCCCGCCACAAGCACTTCACGCCGTTCGCCCACCCGCAGATCAGCGTCCATGTCAGGGCCCCACTGTTCGTCGCCCGGCAGTGCTTCAAGTCGAAGGTGGGCTTCGTGGAGAACGAAGTCAGCCGCCGCTATGTGGACGCCGAGCCTGAGTTCTACATGCCGCACGTCTGGCGCGGCCGGTCAGCCTCGGCGAAGCAGGGCTCATCCGATGTCGAGGTGGCCTATGTCCCGCTGGAGGGCTCGAACCCGGTCCCGCCGAAGCTCGTGGTCGAAGACCTCTATCTCACGGCTCGCGAGACCTACGAGACCCTGATCGAGGGCGGTGTGGCGCCGGAACTGGCGCGGATGGTGCTGCCCCAGGCCATGATGACCGAATGGTACTGGACCGGCTCGCTCGCCGCCTTCGCCCGCTTCGTCAGCCTGCGAACCGCCACCGACGCCCAGGTGGAAACCGCCGAGGTGGCCTGGCGCTGCGCCGACATCCTGGAACGGCTCTTCCCGATGAGCTGGGCCGCCCTGACCAAGCTGGAGGCCCAGGAGCTGGAAGCGGCATGATGATGGCGAACCTGCACCCCCGCCCGCAATTCGTCCTCGACCTCCTGGCCGCCGCGCCGGGTCCGGTTGGCCGCTGGGAGCTCGTGGACAGGCTCAGCCCCGGCGCCGATGACGACGGCGTGCTGCGGACCTACATCAGCCGCCTGCGCGACTTCCTCGGGGATGACGCGATCGAGACCGCCCGCGGGGTGGGCTATGTGCTGACGGAGAAGGGGAGGGCGGCCTACGCGTCGCTGACCGGATGACGCCGAAACAGACCCTCTTCGCCGCCGAGTACCTGATCGACCTGAACGCGACCCAGGCCGCGATCCGTGCCGGCTATAGCGAGAAGACGGCAGCCGAGGTCGGCTACGAGAACCTGAGAAAACCTCAGATTGGGAAGGCGATTGAAGAGGCCATGGCCGCGCGCGCCGAGAAGACCGGGATCGCCGCTCAAGACGTGCTGGACGAACTGGCTAAATGCGGCTTCACTAGTCTCGCCGACGTGACCGACTGGGGCACGAAGGAGGTCGCGATCGGCTACGACGCGGACGGCAAGAAGCTCCGCGCCGAGGACATCGGTGACGCCGTCGTGGTCCACTATCTGGACGCGCCGTTCGTGAAGCCCGTCAACCGAGACGACCTTCCGCAGGAAGTGCGAGCGGCAGTCGCCGAGGTGTCGCTCGGGAAGGACGGCTTCAAGATCAAGATGCACGACAAGGTCGGCGCCCTGACCCAGATCGGCCGCCACCTGGGGATGTTCAAGGACAAGACCGAGTATTCGGTCTCGGAGAGCCTGGAGGCGCTGATCGCCGCGAGCATGAGTGCAGAGCGTGGCTGAGATCATCCAGTTTGAGCCGGGCGCTGTTGGCGACGGCTTCAGAGTGTCGCCCGACGACGTGCTGGAGGCCGCGAAGGGCGGCTTCGTGTCCGTGGTGGTGGTCGGGCAGAGCGCGGACGGAGAGATCGTCGTGGCCGGCAGCGACGGGGCGCCTGAAAGACTGATGCTACTCCAATGGGCTTCGCTCCACATGGTCTCTAACAGGGTCAGCCGTTGACCCCAGCCGCCGCGAAGATCCGCGAATGGCGCGAGCATCCCGCCCAGATGGTCCGCGACCTGTTCGGCGTCGAGCCTGACGCGTGGCAGGTGGAGGCCCTGGAGGCGTTCCCTAGCTCGCCCAGGCTGGCGATGAAGGCCTGCAAGGGGCCGGGCAAGACGACCGTGCTGGCGTGGCTGGGCTGGAACGTGCTGCTGACCCGGCCACACCCGAAGATCGCCGCGACCTCGATCACCGCCGACAACCTGGCCGATGGCCTGTGGACGGAGATGGCGAAGTGGCAGGGCAAGTCGCCGCCGCTGAAGCGCCTGTTCGTGTGGACGAAGACGCGCATCTTCTCCCGCGAGAGCCCCGAAACCTGGTGGATGAGCGCGCGCACCTGGCCCAAGGCCGCCGACGCCTCCAAGCAGGCCGACACCCTGGCCGGCCTCCACGCCGACTACCTGCTGTTCATCCTCGACGAGGCGGGCGGCATCCCCGACGCCGTCATGGCCGCCGCTGAAGCCGGGCTGGCCTCCGGCATCGAATGTCACCTCCTGATGGCCGGCAACCCGACGCACCTTGAGGGACCGCTCTATCGGGCCTGCAGCTCGGAAAAGCACCTGTGGCGCGTGATCGAGATCACTGCCGACCCCGACGACCCCAAGCGCACGCCGCGGGTGTCGGAGCAGTGGGCCCGCGAGCAGATCGCGAAGTACGGAGCCGACAATCCGTGGGTGCTGGTCAACGTCTTCGGCCGCTTCCCACCGTCGAGCCTGAACGCGCTGCTCGGTCCGGACGAGGTCCGCGACGCCATGAACCGCCAGGTCGCCGAGGGCGCCTACCAGCACGCCGCGCGCATCCTCGGCGTGGACGTGGCGCGGGAGGGTGCGGACTCGACAGTGATCTTCCCGCGCCAGGGCCTCTTCACCCGTCCGCCGGTCAAGTTGCGCATCCCGGACAGCTTCCAGGTCGCCGGCCGCGTCGCCCACGAGATGGACGATTGGGACAGCGACGCCGTGTTCGTCGATGGGACTGGCGGCTATGGCGCCGGCGTGATCGACGCGCTGAAGTCGATGAACCGGCGATCGGTGGGCGTGCACTTCGCCAGCTCGCCGACCAATCCGGGGTTCGTGAACAAGCGGGCCGAAATCTGGTGGACGATGGCGCAGTGGGTGAAGGGCGGCGGCTCGCTGCCTAACGACCCGGAGCTGGTGTCCGAGCTAACCGCCGCGACCTACTTCTACAAGGGCGACAAAATCCAGATCGAGGACAAGGATCAGATCAAGGACAAGATCGGCCACTCGCCCGACATCGCCGACGCGCTCGCCCTGACCTTCGCCTTCCCGGTGGCCGCCCGCTCGATCAAGCGCGCCGAGAGCCGCTACGGCAAGACGCGGCGGCGCAGCGGTGGCGCCTGGGCGGCCTGAAACCCGCTGAAACCGCCTGAAACGTTTCAACGTCTACCGCGCGCACGGAAACCGCCGCATCCGTCGATCTTCCGGCGGAGGCGACATGGCGGACGATCAGACGGACGAGGCCGCCGAGGCGACCGACGAAGCCGTGAAGACGCCGGCCATGGACCGTGACCGGCTGATGGCCGCGGCCATCGCCGCGCGCGAGTCCAACGCCTCCGACACCTTCATGGACGCCGCGAACCGCACCTGGTTCGTCGGGACCGCGAACGTCGACAACCACAGCCACGTCCTGATCCAGGTCCGCCGCGGCGAGCCTATCCGCGAGCGCTACCTGTCGACCGCCACCTTCACCCCCGACCTGGTCAGCCAGGCCATCACCGACCTCGACGGAGAGATGCCATGAAGAACGTTTCCGCCCCCAAGAACAGCAAGGGCCCCAACGCGACGCCCTCCGGCACGAAGAACATGGGTTCGAACGGCGGCGGCGGGACCAAGCCGATGCCGCGCGTCGGAGGCCACACCTCGAACGTCACGCCGAGCCAAGGCGTCGGCGGCGGCCCCTACGGCGGTAACTCGGGCTGCTGATCGTCCCGTGGTCCAGCTCATCGCCGAGATGGCTACGCAGCACGCGGGCGAGGTCCTATGCGGTGAGTTGATCCGCCGGGGCTTCGATCCCGTACGCCTGCAAGTCATCCCCGGCGGCGGCGAGGCCGTGATCGTCCTCAGCATCATCGAGCCCTGGTCCAAGGCGGTGAAGCTGCCGCGCGACCAGCTCACGCCCGAAGCGGTCGAACTGGCGCTGGAGACCTGGAAACAGAAGGTCCGCGCCGACCTCCAGGCCGGGACGCCCTCCGAAGTCATCAAGCAGGCGATCCGGCAGTTTGGATCGGAAGCGGTCGCCCGAGCCCTTGAGCCGAAGGTGGCGATCGCGTGAGCGAGACCAACGTCCAGCCCGCCGACGACACCGCCGGCCCTCCCGACGACGACGACGAACTGCTGTCCAAGTTCGCGGCCTGGGACAAGCTGCTCGACGCCCACCGTGGCGAGTGGGAGGAGGAGGCCAAGCTCTGCTACGACTTTGTCGCCGGCCATCAGTGGGCGGACGAGGTCATCGCCGAGCTGGACGAGCAGAACCGCGTCCCGGTCACCTTCAACCGCGTCGCGCCAACCATCGACGCGGTGTCGGGCGCCGAGATCACCGGGCGCCAACAGGTCATCTATGAGCCGCGCCAGCTAGGCGCGAGCGCCCAGAACGAGGTCCTCACCAAGGGCGCCGACTGGGTGCGCGACGAGTGCGACGCCGAACACGAGGATTCCGAGGCCTCGCGGGACTGCTTCATCTGCGGTGAAGGCTGGACCGAAACCCGGATGGACTACGAGGAGGAGCTGGACGGCAAGATCGTCATCGAGCGCATCGACCCGCTGGAGATGGCCGTCGATCCCTCGTCGCGGAAGGCCAACTACGCCGACGCCCGGTATATGCGCCGCCGCCGCCCCTACAGCCGCGAGGAGTTCGAAGAGCTGTGGCCCGACGCCTCGCCCGAAGGTGACGGCGACGAGGCGAAGAAGCCGGTCATCGTCGATCCGCGCCAGCGCTACAAGAACGGCGCTGATGACGACGCCACCGACGACGAGGTCTACGTCTCGATCTACCAGTGGTTCGAGCCGGTCCCGCTTCACCGGGTGGTCGGCCCGACCGGCGTGACCCAGGTGCTCGGCGAGGAGGACTTCGCCAAGGCCCAGCAGATGGCCGAAGAGAAGGGCGTGCAGCTCAAGCACGTCAAGCAGCAGGGCCGGCGCTACCGGCGCGCGTTCGTGGCCGCCGGCCGGCTCCTGGCCGATGTCGAGGACATCGAGGTCAACGACTTCACCTGGAAGGCGATGACCGGCAAGCGGGACCGGAACAAGAAGGCCTGGTACGGCCTCGTCCGGCCGATGATCGACCCGCAGCGGTTCGCGAACAAGTTTTTCAGCCAGATTCTCGGCATCCTGAACTCGAACGCCAAGGGCGGTCTCCTGATCGAGGACGGCGCCGTCGACGACATCCGGGCTTTCGAGAAGAGCTACGCCAACGCCAGCGAGAACACCTTCGTCCCCGAAGGCGCGCTGAGCGGCGACAAGATCCGCGACAAGCGCCCGCCGGCCTATCCCCAGGGCCAGGACCGATTGATGGAACTGTCCGTGTCGGCCGTGCGCGACGTGACCGGCGTCAACGAGGAGATGCTGGGGCTCGCCGGACGTGAGCAGCCGGGCGTCCTGGAGCGCCAGCGCAAGCAGGCCGCCTATGGTATCCTGTCGGCCTTCTTCGACGCGTTCCGCCGCTACCGGAAGGCCCAGGGGCGGCTACTGCTCCAGTTCATGAAGACCTACCTGCCGCCCGACTTCCTGGTGCGGATCGTCGGCCAGGACGGCTCGCCCGCCTATCAGGCCATCGGCCAGGCTTTCCAGAACACCCGCTTCACGGTGATCGTCGACGACACGCCGGCCGGCCCCGACGAGAAGGCCCAGACCTGGGACATGATCGTGCAGCTCATGCCGATGCTGCAGGAGGCCGACCTCGGCCCGGACTTCTGGGCGACCATCGTCCCTTACAGCCCGCTTCCGTCCGCCCTGTCGGCCAAGCTCGGCCAGATGCTCGGCCAGATGGCCCAGGCCCCGCCGTCGCCGCAGGAACAGGTCGAGCTCGCCGCCGGACAGGCGAAGGTCGGGGTCGATGTGGCGTCCGCGCAGCACAAGACCGCGCAAGCGAACCTGCTGAACTCCGAAGCCGGGACCAAGGCCGGCTCGCAGGACGCCGCGGCGAAGCTCGACATCGCCCGCGCCGCCAAGATCGTCAGCGACACCATGAAGCCGCTCGAAACGGCTGCTCCCGACCCGAAAATCTACTGAGGACCCCATGAGCGAAGCCCACGAATCCCAGACCGACGCCTTCGACGCCGAGTTCGAAGCCGCGCGCCAGGCCGAGGCCGGAGACGAAGGCCCGGAAGACCACGCGGACGCCGGTGCTGACGAAGGCGGGGAGGGTGGCGAGGA